GACGCCAGAATTTATAGGCATTATCAGTGCCCCCGTCTTCCCCGCCGGAGTCCACCGCCATTGCCATCAGTCGCATTTGTTGAGAAGGATCGGAGGCCAGCGGCCAGCTTTTATGAAAAACATCCGTCAGCAGGACATCCCAGTCTTCCGGATAGCTGGCCGGATCAATTCGCTGGCTCTCCCCGTCGCTGTCACCGCGCAATGACTGCGTGATGTTGTAACGATCAATAATCCAGCGTTCGCCACGGCTGCCATAGCCCGTTACCTGAACCACAAAACGGCGATGACGTCCCGCCTGCACATCAACTGTCGCCACCAGGAAATTAACGCCATCCGGCACACTGCGGGAAGGAACTGGCTCTGCCCGCTGCTCAAGCAGTTCACTTTTTCGTTGCTCCATGCTGGCACGGGGAAGATAAGGTAATCCCCAGTCGGTATTGATAACCGTCTTGAGTGTTTCTTCACTTCCGGTTGTCTCGTATTCCTGTTCTGCAGTAAGCAGTTTGTAAACGAGTTGCGAGAGTGTCTGGTAAGCAGCTGCCGGACCCTCCATCCAGAATGACGCAATACGTGAGCGTCGGGGATCACCATAACGACTGCCATCCGCATTGATGGATTCACCATCCCGCAACCAGACCCCACGTCCGTTCAGCTCACGTTTTTGTTCAGGCATAATCCGTCCTGAACAGGAAGGACACTGAATATAAGCCGCCTCACTTGCCAGCACGGGATCGGCAATATCACGGAAACCAGCAACCACATCGCCGCAGGGCTGAAAATACTCACCACAGTGTGGACAGGGCCAGTACCAGCGACGGCGATCGCCACGGTTATAGAGCGACAGTATCCCCGTGGTTGGTGGAGCCTCATGCGGTGAAGTCCGTCGCCATTTCACATCCTTCACATCCCTGCCGGGGGAACTCTCCACCAGCGTCATACCACTGGACATAAATGTGGTGGTACGTTTTGAGGCAAGAGAGAAGGCATCCCCCTCGCCATCAATATCTTCCGGAAAACGGTCATAATCCGTCAGCGCCACGCATTTATAATCTGATGAGGACATGATATTGACTGACGGCCAGCCGATTTTCAGGTAGTTGCCAGCAAGGAATGTTCTGTCATAAACGTTGTTGTCATTTTTGTTCGGACTCAGGCGACTGACCACTTCCGGGCTGACGCGAAACGTTCTGGCAAGTCGTTTTTTGGAGTGTTCGCGGGCTTTTTCCTCCGTCATCTGAATGATCAGCATATCCGCAGGATCGCAAATCACGTTGTAAATCACCCAGCCGTCAATCAGGCCGATAGTCTTGCCAGTTCGTGCCGGGCCAACAAATATCACTGCGTCGTATTCACGCGAGGCCAGGCAGTTCATCGGCTCAATAACATACGGTGCCACCAGCGGATCCCACGGGACTGAGTTCCCGGCCCCCATGGGCACCCGCATATACTGAGCAACGGCATCAGCAACCCGCATTCGTCTCGGTGCGCGAAGGATATAACCTGAATCGGTTCGTGCTGCCTTTGCGGTTTCCTGATTCAGCATTACTCCTCCTGCTGTAATTCCTCCTCATCATCCGCACCTGCTTCAGTCACCCGCAGGGCTATCTGATCGCGCAGATCATCAATAATGGACAGAACACGGCTCACAGCGGCAGGCTGCAGACCGCAGTCACGTTCCAGAATATCCGGTAATGTCTCCAGCACCTGCACGACCGCTTTTGCCCAGATGGCAAACTCCCGTCTGACATCACTGGCCGGAATGAGTTGTGCCGTTTCCTGTTCGAACTTAAGACGCTCACGTTCAGACTGATACCAGGCTTTGCGCTCATGCGCGTCCATTTCGCCTTCTGCAACCGGCGGTGGCAATGCCAGAAATGCCGACACAATATCAACCACCCGATAAAGCTTGAGGTTGCTTTCATGCCCCCCTGCAACGGGTAGATTTTGCAGCCTTGCCGCAGCAGTCTGGCGATGTACACCTGACAGTGCCGCCAGTTGACTGATATTCAGCGTCAGATTTTTTAACTCTCGATCCATACCCGCTCCAGAATGTTTTAAACATGCATCTTGCGAACAACTTTAGGCAAACGGTGTTAGTGATGAACAAAAAACAATCAAAATCGACACCGCAAAAATAAAACTACTGCAATATCAATCAATTACAGCAGTGGTGATGACGAATGAAATTTCAAAAACTAGCCTTTTTCCGCGACGCTCCCGCCCCGTGGCAGGCCACCCCACCAGGAGGACCCGTCAGCCTGACAGCCATGACGAACGTCTGATACAGCGCCCTGCATGAATGGCATCGGGATAATCCAGAAAGGAATAGCATCGTACCTACAAGAATCTGTGTGAGCGTCCTGTTTCTTCCACCCCCGCACAGGACTGGCGAGCATGAGGGACAAACCCACGAATCATAAACGCGGTAAAAACCCGGTGTGCATCGTTTTTGATTATTCCCGCACACTCACGCAGAAGGAATTCCCCGTCGGGCTACGATCATGGTTAATGCGGGAATACGGCGACGATACAGCGCATGATGTGTCAGGCTTGAATACCTTTATCCGTTAAAAGGGATATCAGTTAAGTTATCCCGTGCAGGGTATAAGCCATTATCAAGCCCACCCGTAGATAGGCTTTGTAATGACATCTTCAATTAATCAGCAGTTCAGGCTGTGTCACCTGCAAAATGTATTCATGCTCGACAGCCAGGACACGCTTCTCTTTCTTCCGTTCGTTCATTAACCGACTGCCGATCGTACCTTTCAGCTTTGAGCGTGTTTCTTTGATGGCGTAGCGGTGCTGCATTTCTTCGCCAATTGCCATGCGGCGGCTCAGTTGCTCTGCCATCCAGTTGAATGCTGCGATATAGCTCTCCTTGATTGCCGCAGCAGCTTTCCCGGTGAACCCCATCACAACCATGATCCAGCCATCTTTCGTCAGGCTGTACATCGGGCGAACCTTGCCCTGCTCATCGATATAATCAGCCGACGCAAAATTGCGTTGGCTAAACTCACGCGAGCAATCAGCCTTAACCTGCTCGATTTTCCTGAGAACATCACCGTGTCGCTTGCCGAAGTACTTGGCAATTTTTCTGGATGTGGTAACGACCTCTCCGTTTTTGGCTTGCACCATTTCTCGGAAGTCGAAGGCTGGAATAACTGAATGATTATTCATAGCGTCTTTACCTTTTAGAAAGTGAGCCTGTCTCACAGAAAAGCCGCCCGAGAGAGGTCGCCACCTATAACGGCATTTCTCAGGCTCGCTTACTGAAAGGCTCTCGTTAATATGCGCGTGAGATGCGCGTTTACTGCGGACATAAAAAAGCCCCGCATCGCGAGGCTCATTAAATTGACTTTGTGATTTGCAAAAAAATTATTTCAGGCATTGCGTCCTGATGTACTCCTGAAGCGTTCTCAGTGCTGTTTGGTCACGGATAATTCCGTCCCGGATACCGAGAACGTTTCGTCCAGCAACTGAAGAGAGTTCGACGGTGGCATCATTGCCCATGCCGGAGGAGCTGGAGGTTTTGGCTGAGGCTGGCACAGGGCATTTTCCTTTGACGAGCACCCGACCACCATTATCAAGCTTACGCCGAAGAGCATCATTTTCAGCTTTCGCATTGGCTAACTCCTTCGTGTATTTAGCATCGAGTACATCAGCAGCACGCTGGCGTTGCTGCATGTCAGTAATGGTGGCGGTCGCCTGCTTCAGCTCACTGACTTTTTTATCACGCTGCTCTTTGTAGGCGATGGCGTTATCACGGTAATGATTAACAGCCCATGACAGGCAGAGGATGATGCAAATAACCAGAGCGGAGATAATCGCGGTTACCCTGCTCATTGCTGCCCCCACAAACAGACTTCACGCTCAATATCACGACGGGTCATCAGCCCTTTCCATTGCTTACCGCCAGCGTATGTCCAGCGACGTAGCTGGTCACATGCGCCTTTGATATCACCCTGGTTTATTTTGCGAAGAAGCGTCGATGTTCTGAAATTACCAGCACCCACGTTGTAAACGAACGAGTAAAGAGCGCCGCGCGTTGTTTCCGGTATATCGACTTTGATGTACGGGTTAATTTGTCTGGCGACCATGGCAAGGTCTTTATTCAGGAGGGCTTTGCATTCTGCTTCGGTATACGTTTTACCGGGCATGATGTCTTTTCCGGTGTGTCCGTGACATACAGTCCATACGCCAACGATATCTTCGTATGGTATGTAGCTGACACCTTCCAGACCATCGTCACCACCCGGACCAGTGATGAGCACAGACGCTATGGCAACAGCCCCACCACCAATAGCAGCAGCAACAGCCTTGCGTAATGACGGCGACATTATTCACCTCTCGCAGCCTTACGCTTATCTTCTTTAATCTTGAAATAAAGGTTTGTCAGATACGTCAGCAGGCCAAACAGCAGACTACCCAGCACACCTATTGCCACCCACTGGGACGGAGAGACTTTGTCCAGCAGCTGCAGTAACCAGTATCCCGTCCCCACCGCTGACGTGGTGTATGACACACCTGTTGTTATTTTTTCCATCTGGTACATACCCCGTCTCCCGTTATCCGGAAGCTGACAACAATAAAAAGCCACCAGTTAATTCCTGATGGCCCTGATGCATAAACGTCATAATACCTGACTGTTATGATTGACAATAATGATAATGTTTATATAGAAAGGTTCCCGATGTGTGTTACATATCATTTCTCCACGGGGAATATCCCCACGCCAGCGCAGACTCTTTTACCCGTTCTCTTCTGCGCTGGCTCTTTTTTATTATGCTGCTGCATTTACCTCTGGCACCATGCTTTCTATCTCAACACAATACGTGGTACTTCTTGTAACCAATATCATAACGATTAATCGACATAGAATTTCTCCCGTGTACAGGAACAGAGTTAAAAAGCCGGAACCGGAATCAAATCACAGGATGACCATCTGCCAGTGGCAGGTCATAAAAAAAAGGCCGCGCCATGCGCAGCCAGAACTCACAAGGAAAATGATAGAAGGAAATAACATTAGTGATGTACGCATGGCGCCTCCCGCTAAGTTCTGCAATGATCAAACAGAATTCGCTACGTGCCCTTAAAACTCGATCATTTAGCCCCTCCAAGGAGGATTCACCATGCGGTTGATTTTTTAATAAACAGTAAACAAAAAAGTCAAGAATTATTCATTCTGTTCTTTCATCATCGGCCACAGCAATACCACAATGCCGCAGACCAGAGCGCCATCAGTCAGTACCAACATTATCCTGCTGGTGAAATCCATCATCACCATCACTAAAAGCAGGATCACAACAGCAAGCAGACACAGTTTATAAAACAATGTTCAGAAAACGCATTCAGCATGCCTAAGGTTCTATTCCTACGAATAGCCAACTTGCAACTTAAAATATTATTTATGCAGCCAATTAAATTCTGGTCCTTACAATATCAACCTGAAGATTCTTATCTTGTGCTGATTGATAAATGACAAACCTTTTACTACCTGCATTGAAAGAAGTAGACAAAACCAGACAATTATCATAACGAGCAAGAACATAATACCAACCATCATTATAATTAATCATTTCATATTCTTTCTTAAACTGTGGTTTGTAATATCCTGTCAGAAATGAAAAAAGCCAAAAATATGCCACAAAAGCAATCATCACAATCTCAAAAAAATGTTTTTTTATAAATGGCTTATCATAGAAGCATGATACCGATAAAAATCGCCCATAAGATCTTATCGAAATTGTAACCGCCAGCGCAATCGCTGCTGACAGTAGCAAAAGAGGTACCTGAATCTTCTGTCTCAATATAGAAAACTCAATAATTGCCGGCACAAACAATAATTCCACAGCAAAATAAAGGCGAAATACATTTAGCTCTTGCATAGAATGTTTTCTTTTCACTGCGAAAAAGAATACAACACCAATACCCCAACCGATAAGAAATATAGCAATGACGATAACTGCAAAAAATAAACTTCTGGCAACATCATCAACACCTGCACCTACAATCCACCATGGGAAGCCGTAGTAAAAAGAAGTACCCCATCCATAGAAATAAGCACTCCCCCATCCAAGGCATCCCATGTAGGCAATAAAAAGTGAAGAACTCCTGAGCAGCGCACCATCCTTCATAACCACCCCAATACAAGATGATAACATTGGCTTACAACTCATAACAAAAGCAATTCAATGCCGTCAAGAGGTTACAGGCTAAAAAAACTCTATTACATAGCAGCCAGCATGTTTACCGTACAAGTACAACTCAGGGCATAAAAAAAACCCACTCGGCAGCGGGTTTATACATTTTTTACAACATACCAAATTTGCATGAAGTATATGGCTTTTAATCCAGTTTTGCAATATTTTGCTGTAAAAATGCTGCCTTTTGTTTTGAACGTGTTCTCGTCACAAGCAATAAAGCATCACTATCAAGCTGTAGAAAAATGTGCTTCATTGCAACCCAGCGTTCAGTAAATGTCTCGGACCAGTTTTTTGTTGTCACTCCCACCAATGATGCCAGTGTCTGGTATTCATAGGCCTCACGCCCTGCAAGTTCGCTCTTCACATCCTGTGCAGCCAGCCAGATTAACGTCTTCAGGCGATCCAGTGTCTTACCTGCAATTTTTCTGTTACTTAACAAATCTTTAAACTCGCTCCATGCCCATTGCGTTATGGTGACCTGATGCCCCCATCGAACGCTTTCGCTGTAACACCAAAGCAACCATGCTTTCTGATGTTCATCGAGAGACAAAACCGCGCGGCGCCATGAAGAAGTTGAGAATTCAACCGGGCTGACCAAAGCAATGGATGAACCTTTTGCGTACGACTGCTTACCGGAAGTCGGCGTATTATCCAGCGTAATCATCTTGCCAGTTACCACATCCAGAATGCGCGGCTTCTTTCGTTTGTATGTACCAGTATCAAATTGTGCATGCTCCTGCCAGGCTTCGAGCTGGCCTTTCGTTGCTCCGTTCAAGTCAGCAGTAGCTGCCATAAGTTGCTCACGAACATACTGTAAATATTGGGTATTCATGCAGTAAATCCTTTCTATATTTTGGCATAATTCTTCAACATTCGGTAATCGTTCAAAACCGAATCGGGGAAACGACATAAGCACAGGAGCCCCCAGCGACAGCGAAGGAGTTCTGATATATAAGACTCAGACATCATTCATTCCCCGGTTCTCCAATATCTGTTTCACTCATCATCCATAACTACCTGTAATTGCCCCCCTTTTTTTGTAACAGTTCTTATATTGCTATATAGAATAGCCATTACTAATGCTTTTAAATTTAATAAAATAAAAATTATAAAAAAACATAAAACACCACGCAAACACACTTAATAAAAACACCGCTACATTAAAAGATAATAAAAACCGCAATAAAAAACGAATAAATCAATTGTCTCACGCAATTATAAAACATCATATTGATTACGCACCTTGTATTACAAACTCATGTATGTAAAATACGCGCACCATTCAAAAAAAAGGAAGACAATAACATATGAAAAAAAGTGTCATCGCTGGCGTCTTTATTGCTCTGTCATTTACCACGTGTTCAGCTATCGCGAACAGCCTTGCATTATCATTAGCAAATGATGATGCAGGGAAGTTTCAACCAATACTTAATGATATTTATGGCAATAAACATGAAAACAGAGATGATTACTCACAAGGCTTATTTCTGGGATATAGCCACGATATCTCAGACTCGAGCCAATTATCTCTCCATATTGCGCAAGATATTTACTCTCCATCAGGCAGTAATAAAAGACACAACACAGCTGTAACTGGAGACAGAGCTTTTAGTGCATACACTCACACTGGTATTGAATGGAACTCCCTTGCGAATGACTGGATTCGCTATCGATTAGGTACTGACATAGGTGTTGTTGGCCCCGACGCAGGCGGTCAGAAAGTACAAAATAAAGCTCATGAGATTATTGGGGCAGAAAAATATCATGCATGGGATGATCAAATAGAGAATCGCTACGGTTATACTGTAAAAGGGATGCTATCCATGACACCAAGTATGGATATTTTAGGTGCTAATGTTGGATTATACCCTGAAGTTTCTGCTGTTACTGGAAACTTATTTCAATATGTAGCATATGGCGCAACCATTGCCATTGGTAATGATAAAACCTTCAATTCGGATAATGGCTTTGGTCTGCTGGCTCCCCGTGGTTTAATGCATATGTCCGATACAAGCGGATTCAAATACAAGATTTTTGCAGGTATGGAAAGACGAGATGTCAATCGCAACTATACTCTCGAAGGAAAAACAATACAGACGAAACAAACAACAGTATCGCTAAACAAAACTGTTGATGAATATCAAGTTGGCGCAACAATTGGGTATGCACCTGTAGCCTTCACACTAGCATTTAATAAAGTAACATCAGAATTCAAGACAGGGGATGACTATTCATTTATAAATGGAGCAATCACCTTCTTTTTTTAACTGAATTGAATTCAATCAAAATAACATAAGTCCAACAAAAACATAAAGTGCGAAATGAATGCCAGCTCCATTTATTTCGCACTATAAAAGATTAAAAGTTGCAATAAAATAATAAAATGACTCAGTTACGAAAACCAATAAACTGTGGCCAGTAGTGAGTCGCTCATCATCGGGCTTTTTGGCGAATGAAATTTAGCTACGCTTTCGAGTCTCATCGTCTTCCCCTCTTGCCCTGTTTGACCATCAGGACGCCGTTAACTATTACATGACGCTCGCCTTTGCTGTCTCGGTTGTACTTGAGCACTGTTCCTCTTGCGCAGGAAAGCATCCTCGCCACTTCGGTCTGATTGCCTCGTGTCTGGATAAGAAGCTCTGGTATCGTTTGAATTGTGGCGTTCATGCGTTCTCCAGTTCGGTGATTTTTATTCCAAGCCGTCCGCCTGGTACTTTCACACCACGAATTACGCGAATGTCATCGAATTGCTCGTCGTCTTCCGCAAATCCGGCGTGGATAAGGGAGTCGAGTAAACCTTTCAGGATGTTGTCGAGGTCGCGGCGGCGGGAGTCTGGAACGTCTGCGATGACTTTGATGCGGAGTCGTGATTTGGTGAAAATGTCTAACTAAAGTTGGCGGATGATTTGCTGAACGTCTTTTCGGTATTTCTGGCCTTTATCGCTGATGTAGTATTGGCTTCCCCGTCTTCGCCAGTAGGTGTTCACCGACGGCGGGTATGGAAGCACAAACTGATATTCGTTCATGACTTAATCTTCCCCTCCTTCAGCAGTATCGCCTGCGTCCTGATCACGCCTTCGAGGTGGTAAAGTCTGGCGTCTTTGTTGTCGAGAATCCTTGTGCGTCGGTCGATCTCCGCGTGGCAGTCACTACAAGCCCATGCGCCGATCAGGTCGTCAGGTTTCATTCCCGTTCCGCAAATTCCAGCCATCCGGTAATGTGCCAGAACTGTAGTTTCAGGATTTCCATTGCATATGCCGTAAATACGTACCTGGCATTCTCTTCCGCGCGCTTCTTTGCGTAGGTTAGCCATGACTTCTCCCCCATTTCTCTTGGCATCTCCTCAACCACACTCGCATATTTTGGCTGGTAATATCGGTATGCTCTCCGCTGTATTCATTTTGTGAGTGCTTGCATCTCACATAAACAAATACGGCAAGCAATGGATATGCGAATAACAAAATAAATAACAGAGCTGTAGCAACAGATACTTTCACAAAAAATGCAGGCAACTCTCTGACCTGATAGTCTGGAAAATCCAAGAATTCATCGATTATGTTGTTAGCAACATTGGTAGTTGCAATACATGCGACTGACAGACAATCAAAATAATTAAAGTCATATCCAGCCGCAGCAGCCCATGTTGGATTGTCTTGAAAATGTTTAAACGTTATTTTTCCGTATCGGCTAATCACCATCGTCTTCTTCCTCGTACATTGAGCTATTCGGATCGCTCATCAGTTCTGCGCAGTTATGGTCTGCCATGGTTTTCATGAAAACCCAGTTCTTTTTCTGCCCTCTTCCTTTCTGCAATAGCGTCAATGATGCTAGCAAATATTCCAAGATATTTGGTGCGCCCATCTACGCATATATTCGCAATCCACTTGCATCTCTCTTTATTGAAATACACTCCAGTCACTCCTGACGAATTGGTTATTTTTCTCTTTTGGTTCTGTGCATTCTGTTGGTGTGTAACCAATCGAAGATTAGATAGCCTATTATCTGACCTTACTCCATTTATATGATCAAATTTATACCCTAATGGAATCTCACCATTATTTATCATCCATATAACGTGGTGAGCATAAGTAATTACACCATCGATAGTTAACATCCTATAACCATCACTCCTAATGTAACCAGCAACACTGCCAACCTTAACATTATTAGAAGGAGACACTTTCCATCTAAGTACACCTAAAACATCATCATATGATAATTTATTTCTTAATTCGTCTATGTTGCTTATATTTCTCATTATGTTCCACCATATTTAAGCATTCATATATACAACGCTCACACACGTGAACTTCCAGCACATGCAGCTTCTGACCGCAGTTAGCGCACGTTAAAGCTCGCTCGACACTTCCTTGTTCGTAACTTCGATTTTGGTCAATCACCTTGTTTTCCTCGCACGTTCTCTAAGCCACCGGATATCCCACAGATGAGCCGTGTAGTTGAAGGTTTTTACGTCAGATTCTTTTGGGATTGGCTTGCGTTTATTTCTGGAGCGCTTCGTTGGAAGGTATTTGCAGTTTTCGCAGATGATGTCGGTGATACTTCGTCGCTGTCGTCTCATGCCGCCCTGTCTCCCCATCGCGCTTTCCATTCGAGAGCTAGTCGCGCTTCGTCTGACCACTTAACGCCACGCTCTGTACCGAATGCCTGTATAAGCTCTAATAGCTCCGCAAATTCGCTTACACGCATCCTGCTGGTTGACTGGCCTATTACCACAAAGCCATTCCCGGCAAGGTTAGGAACAACGTCCTGCTGCTTTAATGCTGCGGTAAACACACACTTCCAGCTTTCTGCATCCAGCCAGCGACCATGCCATTCAATCTGACGCGAAACGTCACCAAGGCAAGCCCAAAGCTTTCGATTCTGGTCTAAGCTGCGGTTGCGTTCCTGAATGGTTACTACGATTGGTTTGGTTGGGTCTGGAAGGATTTGCTGTACTGCGTGAATAGCGTTCTGCTGATGTGCTGGAGATCGAATTTCAAAGGTTAGTTTTTTCATGACTTCCCTCTCCCCCAAATAAAAAGGCCTGCGATTACCAGCAGGCCTGTTATTAGCTCAGTGATGTAGATGGTCATTTAATACTCCGTCACGTTTTCCTGTCGCCACGACTCGTCATATTCCGATTTCGGCATATTGGCGATGTAGCTATATGGCGATCCCGATTCAAGTTGCAGGAACTGGTGCGATTGCTCGTCAAGGAACAACGGGACACCACCTTCCCAACCTTCGCCGTTACGTTGTTTTTCAAGCATCAAAACAGATGCCGGAGATGCCAGTAGCTGTTCGTCCTTCTCTGACATCTTTTCACCACTCTGAACTCTCTGTAACGCTCTCTCGCGAGCCTTGTTACGCCAGATGATGAAAAGGTTGTCTGTCAGGTCTGTTATCGCTCCAGAGCCTTTTACGTCCATTTTCCCGGTTGGTTTTTCTTCGCTGTCTCCTTTTCGCGAGTGAGTAACGAGAATGACGTGGGAGTTTGTTTTGTTTTTGAAGTCGCAAATCGAGTCAACAAACGCCTTCTGCCCGTTATAGTCATCGTCGCCTATGCCACATTTCATCAGGCTGTCGATGATGAATAACTGGATGCCGTATCGGCGGCGAGCGTAGTCGAATATTTCGATCAGCCTGTCGGCTTTCGCCGTTCCGGTCAGGCCAAACACCCAAAGTCTTTCGTCATAAAATTTAAATGCAGAGTCAATTTCCAGCACTGGCGGCATCTTGCAGCACGTCGCCTGACGGGTAAGTCGCTTAAGGAGAATGCCTGGCTTCAGCTCAAGTGACGCGATGCACGTCTTCACACCCTGACGCATTGCCTCAAGTGCCATATGCCCGACAACCTCCGTTTTTCCGTGACCGTTCACACCATTGACCAGCGTCAACTCGGCCTCACGGAACTGGAATTTATCTGCCAGAGATTCCCACGGTGGATTAAACAGATACTGCTGCTTGCCGTAGAAAGCGTTGATAGTGTCCTGGTAAAACTCTCGCGCGCTGTAGAGTTCTTCGGGATCGAAGTAGGATGCCGTGCCGATGTACTGCCAGATTTCATCCTCGGTAACACCGTTCATCAGGCATTCGTTGATGTCTTTGTACGGCAGAGTAACAAGACGGCAACGATGTTCACCGAGTCGGCTTGCGATTTCCCTTGCGGCTTCACGACCAACATCATCAACGTCCATCGAGATGAATATTTCCTCAAACCTGTCGAGGTTGTGATACTCAAACTCAATCCACTGCTGCTTAGCGCCTTTCCCGCCACCAAACGGCACGGATAACGCCGAGATGCCGTATTGCGCATAGCTCATACAATCAATTTCGCCTTCGCAAAGTACAACCGCCCTCACGCCAGCGTCCAGAGCCTGCCATCCGAACAGACAAGGTTCGCAATCACCTTCTGCCATAATGACTTTCTTCCCGTCCGGTCGCTCAGTGCTGATTCGCTTGACCTGCAACAACTCACCATCGCGTTTGTACGGAAGCACCAGTGCATCAAGTTCTCGTTCTCCATTCCACACCTTGCCGCTGACAACCTCGTAGCGCTTTACGACTTCTGGCGATATGCCACGCGATTGCAGGTACTCAAGATGGGATTCTGTTCTGGTAACGTAGCGGGCGATTTTCTTGCGATCAGGTCTGGAGAATTTCTTCTCACGTTTGGCATCGAAATGGTGATCGTCATCCTTGATACCGAGAAATGCTTTCGCTTCCTGCATAGCCTGATGCAGGTTAATTCCTCGACATGCCATCCACAAATCAAGCATGTCACCGCCGTCTCCCTCAGCGAAATCAGCCCATTTTTTCTTGCCGCTAAGGTTGACCTTAAGGCTGTTTCCCTTGTCACCGTTGACGTTACCGGCAACCCACTCATGCCCCTCTTTCTTGCCGTTTGGCAACAGGTGCGGAGCCACCCTGTCAACCTGCGCCCAAAGCAGGTCGCTAAGTTCACTTGGCGTCATGATTCCCTCAGATTGAGATTTTTAAACCAGAAATCGACAAACGAAATACTTAACCAGCCGTGGTTATAACCAGCGACCAGTAGCGATTTGATTTTTGATTTCATGGTTCACCTGTCGAAAAACACGTAGCCAGTTTTCGATACGGTGATTGCGGATGATGGTTTGGATTGTGGTTGAATGGTTTCTGGCTTTTCGTCGTTCCAGCGCTGACCGTTCAGGTAGCTCGATGGTAACAACCTGTCGAATCCGAACTGCTTACCATTCCTGCATGCGATGTCTTCTGCCAGCATCGTGGCAAACTCGCTTGCCGTACCCCTGGTAGTTTTACGCCATTCCCTGAACTGTGTTCTGAATGCCGAAGCTGCGTTTTTCTTCCCGGCTTTCCGCATGCCTGCACACCAGAATATTTCCTCGAATGCCTTGTCGGTTTCTTCGTGACGGTCAGGAGTTTTTTCACACTCTGTTCGGACATGTTCGAACATAATGTTTTTAGGTTCATTGACTGGTTCAAAAGAGTGATAGGTTCTGGGGGCAGCTCCTGCCCCACCCCCTAGGTCAGCTCCTGCCCCACCTGATTCTGGTTGTATTTGTTGTGCATTATCCAGCGTCAGATAAAAAACGTTTGACTGGTTAAGCTCTCCTTTTCTTCTGAATTCCCTTTTCAAAAGCCCCATCTCTTCCAGCGCCCTAATGTGACTTTTTACTGTCGATCTGCTCACCTCACACTGGTCAGCGACATGTTGATATGAAGGCCAGCATTCGCCATTATCATTGGCGTTATCGGCAAGTTTAATCAGAACCAGTTTTCTCAGTGGGTTGCCAACCTTTATATTCATGGCCTTAGCCATAAGATTCATGCTCATTTTGACTTCTCCGAAGTTTTGTACCTGTTAAGTATTTCTCTCAGTGGCACAGCTATTGCTGGATTAACCCCCTGATAAAACTGGTCACGTAGCACATCTTTTCGGTGATTAACGCGTTTATTTTCCTGCGTTTTTCGCATATAATTACCTCGTTGGATGTTATTAAAATTCCATTTGTATTTGATCAGAACGCTCGGTCTTGCACACCGGGCGTTTTTTATTGGTGAGTCCATCAAGCGCATACTTAAAAGCCCTGCTAATCGGACTTATGTCTGATGCCATTCCGAAAGCACACAAGACCGAAGCAATAAATCTCCAGTCCGTTCTGCTTATCTTCGATTCATGACAGCCAATCATCTTTGCCAGACCGCGCTGGGTAAGCGTTGACAGGTTGATGAGTAAATCAGTTTCTGCGCGATCAATTTCTCGCTGTGTTGGCTTGCTGTAACTTGCTTGTGTCATTTCTTAATATTTCCAATAGTGAATAGTTAGTTGAAAGGTATGCGTGGAAACGCATATGGCCTTAGTTGGTCAGATATATTGGGACTCGCTTTGTCAGCGACGTAGGACGAATGTCCATTGTGAAAATAGCGGTGTTACTTATGCAGTTGTTTTTTGTTACTTGGGAAGGGCTTTACCTCTTCCGCATAAACGCTTCCATCAGCGTTTATAGTTAAAAAAATCTTTCGGCCTGCATGAATGGCCTTGTTGATCGCGCTTTGATATACGCCGAGATCTTTAGCTGTCTTGGTTTGCCCAAAGCGCATTGCATAATCTTTCAGGGTTATGCGTTGTTCCATACAACCTCCTTAGTACATGCAACCATTATCACCGCCAGAGGTAAAATAACCAACACGCACGGTGTTAGATATTTATCCCTTGCGGTGATAGATTTAACGTATGAGCGCAAAAAAGAAACCATTAACACAAGAGCAGCTTGAGGACGCACGTCGCCTTAAAGCTATTTATGAAAAAAAGAAAAATGAACTTGGCTTATCCCAGGAATCTGTCGCAGACAAGATGGGGATGGGACAGTCAGGCGTTGGTGCTTTATTTAATGGCATCAATGCATTAAATGCTTATAACGCCGCATTGCTTGCAAAAATTCTCAACGTTAGCGTTGAAGAATTTAGCCCTTCAATCGCCAGAGAAATCTACGAGATGTATGAAGCGGTTAGTATGCAGCCGTCACTTAGAAGTGAGTATGAGTACCCTGTTTTTTCTCATGTTCAGGCCGGGATGTTCTCGCCTGAGCTTAGAACCTTTACCAAAGGTGATGCGGAGAGATGGGTAAGCACAACCAAAAAAGCCAGTGATTCTGCATTCTGGCTTGAGGTTGAAGGTAATTCCATGACCGCGCCAACAGGATCCAAACCTAGTTTTCCTGACGGGATGTTAATTCTGGTTGACCCTGAGCAGGCTGTTGAGCCAGGTGATTTCTGCATAGCCAGACTTGGGGGTGATGAGTTTACCTTCAAGAAACTGATCAGGGATAGCGGTCAGGTGTTTTTACAACCACTAAACCCACAGTACCCAATGATCCCATGCAATGAGAGTTGTTCCGTTGTGGGGAAAGTTATCGCCAGCCAGTGGCCTGAAGAGACGTTTGGATAACACGTAAATGATTAAAGAACGTATTTCTTATATCATTCCGATTGCGATGGATGAAGGCAACCCAGTAACTCCAGTTCTTATCTATGAAATGGATAAAGACTCCCATGAAGTGGATCTATCATTTGGCGCTTTTTTTATCGGCCTTAAGGCTACAAAAAAATATTCCATAGGCATTGAGGTTTTCAATGCTCAAGAAATACCGATACCAATTGACACAAAACTGTACTCCAACCATAAGTTTTTTACGGTAGCAGAAGCCAACGATGGAGAAACCATCGTATCAACTTCTATGAGAATTAACTTCCCAAGGGTGAAAATTATCAAGCCTGGGATATTCGAAGTTAGAGCATCACTGGTTAATCCTGATAAAGGCGAAGTAATTGATGTAAAAAGTTCGTTTTTTGACGTGAAGATAACAGGATCAGTTCGCGATGAGTTTAGATAACAAGGTTGCTCAGCTTCGTCCAAATCAAAACATATCTCGCCCAATTGGACACTATTCCACTGATGATGCATACTCACGGCATGGTGGAGGAAACGGCGGAGGTAACATGCTTGAGGCTAGAGTTGCAAAGCTAGAGTCTGATGTTGAATACATCAAGCGCGATCTCGCTGAAGTAAAGTCAGATATAAAATCTGTAGATTCTCGTCTGTCAGGTATTGAGACAAGCATTAGCTCAGCAAAAATCACCATCAAGGCATCTGCGGTCGTTGTCAGTTTCGTGTTCGCATTTTGCGCCTACATTTTTGGAAGTTATGTTTCCAAAATCCTTGATGCCTTAAACGGACTCGTTCTTAAGTAACACACAACCCGGCCTCAGCGCCGGGTTTTCTTTACCTCACGATCCCCTTCACCCAATAACACATAACCAATTGTATTTATTTGAAAATTAATAGATACAACTCACTAAACATCGCAATTCAGATCTCTCGATCACCTCCCAAGCCACACACCCCTGCAAAAAAATAAATCTATATAAAAAACATACAGATAACCATCTGCGGTGATAAATTATCTCTGGCGGTGTTGACATAAATACCACTGGCGGTGATACTAAACACATCAGCAGGACGCACTACTCACCAGGGCGGTGAATATACAACGATTCAAGCAAGAATCTACGGCGCTGACAAAGCGCAATAACCAAAGTGAACTTTGGGGTGTGGTGAAGGGTTCATGGACGGGAATATGTCGCACGTAAAGCGGCGAGGCCTGCGGGACTATTGCCGAATTGAAGTAGGCCGAAACAGGTCGAAATGGGTCTCCCACCGACCACACCACCAAAGTTCATCAGGAGGTCTATATGACACGCAGAACTCAGTTCAAAGGCAATTCACGTTCTCGTCGTCGTGAGCGTTTAAAGGCAAAGGCATTAGCTAACGGCGTACTGGCCCGCGAAGAAGCAATAAGTTCAGAAGTATTACACCGCCCTACTCTAAGCAGAGCGCAGATTCAGGCTAAAGGTACTCACGAAACGCCTGAGCGCATAGAAGACGCTAAGCCAATTAAGTTCATAGCACAGGACGTGATCTGGCAACAGAAAGAATACAGACGCAATCTGGAGCGAGCGGCCATTGTGTACGCGAATGAGTTTGGACATAAGCAACCAGAAACTGGTGTATGTCTTCCAAACGTAGCCATTTACGCGGCAGGCTACCGGAAATCCAAACAACTGACAGCAAGATGACTTGTGTTGGTCGCCAGAAAATGAAATTAGGCAGCAAACCACTTATTTGA